CAGGAAGAAGTTGGGTAGATGATAATAAAATTCGCCACCCTTCAAACTGGGCAGTATGGACTGATGACCAAAAGAAAACAGCAGGTTTAACTTGGACAGATGACGTTGCACCCCATGACGATAGATTTTATTCAGGTAGAAAAGCTGATGGCAGTTTAATAGAAAAATCTTTAGCTGATATAGACGCAACTGATGTAGATGGAAATAAAATTAAAGATGCTGATGGTAACCAAGTTACGAGAGATGGTCTTAAAACTATGTGGGTTAGGCAAACAAAAGAAACAACAAACAGCTTGTTATCTAAAACAGATTGGGAAGTTACCAGAAAGTCTGAAAAAGGAACATCAATAGCTTCTGCAACAACAACATACAGAGATAAAGTTAGAACAGCTTGTAATACTATAGAAACTAAGATTAATGATTGTTCAAACATGACAGAGTTTAAAGCATTGTTTGATGCACCAGTTGATAGTGATGGGAAAGTTACTGGTAATCCACCTATGTACGACTTCCCAGAGGAGAGTTAATGACTTTAAGTGAGTTTACGTTATCTGAACGAGGTTTTTCAGATTTAAACATAATAAAAAGAGAGTTTTGGTTTCAAATATCTCCTACTTCTAATGAATCGTGGACTTCACTATCAGATGCTTTAAAAGATGAAAGCAGTACAGCGTTAACATCTTCTGATGTAGCCTCTTCTTTTTCAGAAACAGCATTTTCACAATCAACATTATCTGATTTAGGATTGCTAGTGACAAGAGAGACTTGGCAAGTTATACTATCAACAACAAACACCGAATCATGGAGTAATATATCTCCTACAGGTGATGAATCATGGAGTAGCATATCTCCGTCAGATAATGAAACATGGAGTGAGGTAATAAACTAAGTAGGGTGAAGAAATGGCAAGTACATATACAGCAAATTTAGGCGTAGAAAAAATAGGTTCTGGTGAACAAGCGGGAACATGGGGAACGACAACAAATAATAATCTTGATATTGTTGACAGAGCCGTTAATGGTGTAGGATCTATATCCCTTTCTGGAACCACTCATACGTTAACAACAACAGACGGCACATTAACAGATGGTGGTTACAAAGTATTAGTTTTTACTGGTGCATTAGGTGCAAACAACACTGTAACTATATCACCAAATGACCAAGACAAAGTTTATTTAGCAGTTAATTCAACAACAGACTCTGGTAGTTCTGGTCCTTATTCTGTTATTTTAACACAAGGTTCTGGTGGTAATGCAACAATTTTAAATGGAGAATCGGCTTGGGTTTACGCTGATGGTGGTGGATCTGGTGCTAAAGTAGCGAAGGGTTCTTCAGAATTAGTTAACAACACATCACCACAATTAGGTGGAGACTTAGATGTAAATGGTAATGATATTGTATCTACTTCAAATGCAAACATAGACATTATTCCAAATGGAACAGGTGACGTAAACTTAGGTGCAGATACAGTTATGGTTGGAGATAACAACGCTAATGCTACAATCACGACACAGGGAACAGGTGATTTAATTTTAAATACAAATTCTGGTTCTAGTTCTGGCAGTATTACTATTGCCGATGGTTCAAATGGTAACATTAACATAGCACCTAATGGCACTGGAGTTGTTCAATCTGGTGGATCTGCCGTTAAAGTTGCAGGTAAAGAAACAATTTGGGTTCCAGCAACAGCAATGTATGGAAACACAACCAATGGATGTTCTTCTTTAACACAAGTAGAACTTTCTAACGGCCCAGAAATAAAAGTTTTAGATTTTGATGCAAGTTCTGATGAGAACGCACAATTTTCTGTTGCTTTTCCTAAATCATGGGATGAAGGCACAGTAACTTTTCAAGCTTTCTTTACAGTAACAGGTACAAATGCTGGAACAGTGGCTTGGGGATTATCTGGTGTGGCAATTGCTGATGACGATTCATGCAACACGGCTTTTGGAACTAATGTAGTTGCTACAGCAAAAGCTCACAGTGGAACTTCAAATGACATAGATGTTTCAGCAGAAAGTGGTGATGTTACAATTGCTGGTTCTCCTTCAACAGATGAATTAGTTTTCTTTCAAGTTATGAGAGATGTGTCGGCAGACAATCAAAGTGGTGATGCTAGACTTTTAGGCATTAAATTATTTTTTACAACAGATGCGAAGAATGATGCGTAATGACAGGTTTTGGTTATAATGTACATGGTTTTGGTGGTGGTGGAGACTTAGTTATTACTTTTTCAATAGGTTCTAGCACTAACGATTTTAATTTATCAAGCTATATAACCAGTAATTATGGGTATGATGGCTCGTCACGGGTAACTATTAATTTAACAATTGATGATAGTGTTGTTGTGGGTTCTACTTCTTATACTACATCTGCTTTTCAAACAGGTACAATAGGTTTTGCAACAACGGGTTCTGTTTTAAATATAACAAATAATGGAACAATTAGAGGTGCTGGAGGTCGAGGTGGAATCAATAATGATGGCAATAATGGAGGAAGCACTAACGCAGATGGTAAAACAAACAGAAATGGTGGTGATGGTGGAACTGCTTTAACAACAACAATGACAACAATAATTGACAACACAAATGGCACTCTTGCTGGTGGAGGCGGCGGTGGAGGTGCTGGTAGTGTAGCAGATACTGTCGGTGGAGGCGGCGGCGGTGGAGGTGCTGGAACAGTTGTCGGTTCTGGTGGTCAAGGTAATGGTTCTGGTGGAGGTACTGGTAGTGATGGATCAGCTACAAATGGTGGTAGTGGTTCTGGGTCAGGTGGAGCACCAAGTGGTGGAGCAGGTGGAAATTTAGGAACTGCTGGTAGTAATGGCTCCAGTGGTGGTGTTACTTCTGTGGGTTCTGGGGGTTCCGCGGGTAAATATCTTGTAGGTAATTCAAACACTACATTTAGTGCTAATGGAACAAGAACGGGAGATGTGTCATAATGCCTTTCTCAGCTTTAAAATTTAAACCCGGAATAAATGCAGATGTCACTTCTTACAGTAACGAAGGTGGTTATGTAGATGGCAATAAAATAAGATTTCGTAGTGGGTTTCCAGAAAAAATAGGAGGTTGGGTAAAGCACAATTCAAATACTTATCAAGGCAGTGCTAGAAGATTACATAATTGGGTGGCTTTAGATGGTTCCGATTATTTAGGTGTTGGTACACATCTTAAATATTATGTTGAAGAAGGTTCAACTTTTAATGACATTACACCTCTAAGAGTAACTACAAGTTCTGGTGATGTAACTTTTTCTGCAACAAATGGTTCTACAACTGTGACTGTTATAGACTCAGCTCATGGTGCTAATGAAAATGATTTTGTAACTTTTTCTGGTGCAGATAGTTTAGGTGGTACAGTTACAGCATCTGTATTAAATGCAGAACACAAAATTGTACGTTTAATAAGTTCAAATCAATATACAATCACAGTTTCAAGTGCAGCTAATGGGTCTGACACAGGAAGTGGTGGTTCAAGTGCAGTGGGTGCTTATCAAATAAACACTGGTTTAAATGCCACTGTTGGTGGAACTGGTTGGGGTGCAGGACAATGGAGTGGAACAACAAGTGGAGCATTGGCAACACAACTTAATGAAGCATTAGATGACAGTGAAACTGCTGTAGATGTAGATGATGAAACAGGAATGACTACAGCAAATGATGTTATATTAGTTGACAACGAATTAATGCTTGTTTCTAACACTGCTGATGACAACACTATGACCGTAACTAGAGCACATAGTGGCACAGCAGCAGCAGAACATGATGATGATACACTTGTAAGATTAGCCGTGGGCAATGCTTCATCGGACAATGATTTTGTTGGATGGGGTCAAGCTTCAGCAATTACTGTATCGGGTGCTCAAATAAGAACATGGTCACATGATAATTTTGGTGAGGATTTAATTATAAATCCTAGAGATGGGGGTCTTTTTTATTGGGATAAATCAAGTGGTTTGTCTGGAAGGGCTGTAGAATTAAGTGCAACTTCTACTTATTCTGGAGAAAAAAGTGTGCCTACCATAGCAAAACAAGTTTTGGTTTCTGACCAAGATCGTCATGTCATTGCCTTTGGTTGCGATGGATTAGGTGCAACTAGTTCTGCTACACAAGGAAACGGCACTCAAGATCCTTTGTTGATTAGATTTTCTCATCAAGAAAGTCCTGTTGATTGGTTTCCTACAGCAACAAACACGGCAGGTGATTTAAGGTTAGGTGGTGGTTCAGAGTTTGTTCAAGCCGTTGAAACTAAACAGCAAATCCTTTGTTTCACTAACAAAACAGTTCATGCCATGAAATTTATTGGTCCTCCTTTTACTTTTGGATTAGAAGAACTTTCTAAAAATATTACAATTATGAGTTCTAAATCAGCTATTGCAGTAGACGATGCAGTGTTTTGGATGGGTGTTGATACATTTTATGTGTACGCTGGACAAACACAACAACTGCCTTGCACAGTAAAAGACAAAGTATTTTTAGATTTTAACTTTGAAGAAAAAGACAAAGTTCATGTAGGATTAAACACTGAATTTGGAGAGATTATTTGGTTTTACCCAACATCAGGTAGTTCTGATATAGACGCTTATGTTGTTTATAACTATTCAGAAAAAGTTTGGTATTATGGCACATTAGCTAGAGATGCTTGGTTAGATAGAGGTATTAGAGACTTGCCTTTAGCAACAGGTAGTTCTTATTTATATAACCATGAAATAGGTTACGATGATGACGGTTCAGCCATGACTTCTTATGTAGAATCTGCGCCAATGGATTTAGGGGACGGCGATAAGTTTGTATCAATAAAACAATTAATTCCAGATGTTACCTTTGCAGGCTCTACTAGCGTAAATCCGACTGTATCTTTTACAGTTAAAGCAAAAAATTATTCTGGTGCTACTTATGACCAAACAGGTTCTGGTGATACACAAAGATCGTCAACTTCGCCAATAGAACAATTTACAAATAAATTAGATTTTCGCATTAGAGGTAGGTCTTTTGCGATAAGAGTAGACTCAAGTGAACTTGGGTGTAAATATAAACTCGGTACGCCTAGAATAGACATACGTCCAGACGGTAGAAGATAATGTTAGTAACAAGTATTCCACAATATATACAAGGGTTAACAAACGCTAAAGTTGATTTAACCAATACAAACAATACCACTTTATATACTGCACCAAGTGATTCTGATTTTAATGCGTCTGTTATAAATTCTTTGTTAGTGTCTAATGATTCTGGGAGTGCTGATACAATTACAGTAACAATAACAGATAGTGATTCTGCTGTTTTTAGTGTATATAAATTAGAAGAAGTTGGTGCAGTAAGCACAAAAGAATTATTGTCAAAAGACTTAATTATGCAAGGTGGAGAAGTTTTAAAAGTACAAGCGGCAACAGGAGCAAGACTTCATGTTATAGCAAGTATACAAGAATTAACTAAAACAAGAATAACAACAAGTGCTTTAGCGAACATATAGCATAGACTAATATATAAAAATAAGGTAAAGTTGACATATGAATTTAGGTGATTTAGCAAAAACCATACTACCTATAGTGGTGGGAAGTGCTCTTGGTCCGGGAATAGGCACTGCTGTAGCAGGCACAGGAGCTAGTCCTTTTATAAGCAGAGCGCTAACTGGAGCTGCTACATCAAAACTTATGGGTGGAAAAAGTAAAGATGCAATTAGAAATGCACTTTTAGCTAGTGTTGGTGGCATGGCATTTGATAATTTTACTGGTCCTGAAAATGTTGCAACAGATGTTGCAACAGCGCGTGCAAATCAAATTGCACAAAACAGACTTACTGATCCTATAGCACAAAGACAAGGAACAGGGGCTTTTTCAACAAGTGGAACTTCTAGTAATAAACCACCAGTAGAACAATCTGCGCAAAATGTGCGAGGTATTCAACCTAGAACATTTAGTGGAGAATTATTAAAATCCGCAGGAATTGGTGATGATAATTTGTTATCAAGATTGTTAAACACAAGAATGGGCGAGGGCTTAACCGCAGGGCTTATTGCACAATTACTTGCTGGAGGCGATGATGACGAACAACCAAGAGAGTTTGAACAAAGGCCATTTGGCTTTGGTGGCCCTGGAGGCAGATTAGGTAGCATTACATATGCAGCAGATGGTGGGCCGATGAATTTTCCAAGAAGAGATGGTGGCATTGATCCAAGTGAAGGATCTGG